TCATAAACTTTCGCCGCATCAACAGCGAAGTGGTGAAAACCAGTATCCTCTTCATACCCTATATACCTTCTGTCGGTAATTATAAAGTCTGCACTTAAGAGTATAGCTACAACTTCATTTTTCCTTGTTTGATAATTGCCTTTTGAGAATAAGGAGAGGCGGACTTCCTGCACTTCTGCTCCAGGCAGATCATCAGCATAATGGTCGTAGATATCACTAATGGGAATCAAAACTATATACTCATCTGGTGGTTTATCGCTAAAGACACCGGTTTCTATAGGTATTCCTAAAGGCTCAAGGACCTCACTTATATCTTTCAAAATGCTATGATTCATTCCATCCGCCTCCTTTTTTTAGATTTTACTTATCTCTTCATCTAGCTTCCTTTTCATTGTTTCAATACAGGCTTTTCTACTGGCTGTTTTTGCCGGCTTTAAAAAAGGCTTAGCCGGTTGGCCTGACTTTCCGTATTCTATGATATTGGCTAATTTGGCATTAGACACTCCATCTTTTCTCGGCTCGTCAAAGCCTACCTTTACATTATAATTACCCTTATTGTCAACTCCAGCCGGAGTAATTCCTAAAGCATCTATCAGTTCTCCTGTTGATCTTGATTTAATCTTTGTGTCTTTTCCAATTGAGGATTTTAAATTTGAACTGACCTTGTCTTTCACCACTTCTCCTCCGGCTTTTAATACCTTGGGAATGATTTCGTCAGTTTTGCCAGCTAAAGTTGAAACTTTTAAAAGAAATTCCTCCGGCATCTTGTAAGAACTTCGTGCCATGAAATCGCCTCCTAGTCTTTTGAAGCTTCAATCTTTTCTGCAGCTATTTCTATATATATTCTTCTTATTATTTCCACACTAATGATCTTGTACTCTACGGTGTCACATCTAATAAGCATTCCCGGTTCAATAAAAATTCCAGGAATCTTTCTCAGTTGAAATGTCGCATTGGCTTTGGTATAGGCAGCCATGTTTGCCCACTTTCTCGACCCGTGCTGTTCATCTTTATATGCCCTAACACTAGCAATTATTTCTTCTTCCTTGGAAGAAAATCCTTCATCGTCTTTACTAGATACTGTTTCTATTATGTATATTTTTGTGTTCATCTTCCCAAAACTCAATGCATTCACCTGCCTTTACCTGCTTATCGATGTATCCACTGTTCCTGTTTTTTCTTCTTCCTTTTCGGTAGCATCTCTTTTGAGGTTTTCTTCTATTTTTTATCCAGAGTCTCTTAATCAAACCTGCCACTCCTTTCCCATTCGAAGAAGCAAATGTACCGTCTTCCAAACCTGTTCTGAAGCTCTAACATTATCGTTGAAAAATCCTCCTGTAGATCCGTCTCTGCTTTCATAAAAGTGAGAAGCAAGCATAATCACTCCCTGTTCCGTAGCCGGTGACATGGTGTTTAACTGGTAGTAGTCCTTTCCAAGGTGCTGAAAACCTTCTGCATAGCTTACAGCTGCTGTTATGTAGCCATCAATAAGTGAATCGTCTTCTCCGTAGTTAATAATTAAATTAGCCTTAACCTTATCGATTAGAGACATTAATTATCACTCACTTTCCATCAAGCCTGCGGCTTTCAGTTTCGCAAGCAAAGAATTAAAATCCGTAACAAGAGCCGCTGCATCCGCTGCAGTGCTATCTTCTTGAAGTGTAGCAGGTTTAAGCTCTGTTCCATTAAAGGTTAATTTACCTTCAGCTGTTATCTCAAGCTCACCGCCTATTACAGTTTTATCGCCACCTTGCTGGGTATAGTTTTTTGTATTATATCCCATAGTTTTTCCTCCTTATCAAAGTTAAGAAAGACGATCTTCTGACCGCCTTATCTAATTATTAAGCCTTCTGCTGCAGTACCTTTATTGCTTCTGTAAGGATCAGTTTTCCATCAAGTCTTTGAGAAGCCAAGAAGCCTACCTGACCGTTTGCTGCATAAAGTTCGTTTAATCTCTTAAATGTCCTTCCCTGCCTATCTGCTATCCAGTAGTATTTAAAGTCTCCAAAGACAATAGACTTCTCTCCGGCAGTTGCTGTTGGCATGTACTGGGAAGTTACCACTGGTCTATTTAAAATAGTATCCGGTGTTCCCGAAGTAAGAGATGGCTGCCACAGGTACTGTCCCTGACCGTCTTTAAGTTTTCTAAGTTTTTTAATAGTATCGTCGTTAACAAGAAAAGATGCATTTTTCCTGTAGGAAGACTTAAGGCTGTGGTAAAGATCCAGCACCTCGTCAATTAATATAGCTGTAGTTCCTGCTGCAGTAACTCCTAGGCCAGCTCCTCCCGTAGCATTTAAAAGTCCCGTCGGCTTTGACGAACCGTTGCCGGTAAGAAAAGCTTCTTCTTCAGCAGCACCAATTCTTCTTGCAAACTCTGCTGCTATGTAGGATTCTAAATCAAAGTAGCTGTCGTTTAGAAGCTCATCAGAAACTTTAAGCATTGTTCCAAGCTTGTATGCTGAAAGAGTTACCTGGGTAAAAGCTTCATCACTTTCAGTAAAAGCTGCTTCTTCATCCATCCACGCCGCCGAGCCGTGACTTGCCACCACAGGAATCTTTCTGTCTCCGTAGCTTGTAGTAATTACGTTACACATATTTCTAAGTTCGTTGGCTTCTTGAAGAGCCTGAATAAGTTGGTTTTCATATTCATCTGGCACTAAAAATCCACCTTCTGAATCTGTTCCCACCTCTAAAGCATTCTGAACTGATGGCTTTATCTTATTCCTCATGGCACCCCAGAAGGCACTTTTGTATAAATCAGATGCTCTTCCTGTTTTTTCTTCCGTCATCTTCTCAGGTCTTGAAGCTAAAGGTTTGCTAAGGGCAGCTAAAAGTTCTCTATCCATAGCCTCCTGTCTCTCAAGACGCTGAATTTCATTTCCCAGGTTAACTACTTCTTCTTCCATTTTTTCGTATACTTCATTGTCTCCAGCTTTAATAAGACCATTCTCCTGGCGATGTTCATCAAGGAATGTCTTGGCATGTTCCCACACCTTGGCTCTTTGTTCTCTTAGTTCTTGAATTTTACTCATATTCATTACCTCCAATTTTTAATCAGCTCCAGCCTTCTTTCAAGCTGGACGATAGGGATTAGTTTTATTTCTTCTGATGTTTCTTCCTTTGATTCTTTTTTAGTTGATACGGGTGATTTTTCTTCTTCCTTGTGAGCTAAGTAATTCATTCTAGCCTGAATTCCAGGAAGTTTGTTTCTAAGTGCATTGGTTACTGTCATCTGGTCGAAGATGAATCCTTCTGTTATCTCATCTACGGGCTCTGCTTCGTATAGAATCTTGTCGGCAAAATTAAGTTCAATAGCCTTGTGGGCACTCATCCATGTTTCAGCATCCATCATGTGGGATATTTTCGCTCTTGATTGTCCCGTCTTTGTTTGATAAGCATTTATTATGCTCTCCTTTACTTCGCTTAAGAGATTAATTCCCACCTGAAGGTCTGCAACTTCTCCGGCAATAAGCATAGCCGGATTATGAATCATGATTACCGATAGAGGAGAAACACACACCTCATCTCCCGCCATGGCAATAACTGATGCGGCACTAGCTGCAAGACCGTCAATATGAACACTTATATTTCCGGGATATTCTTTAAGCATGTTGTAAATCTGTGCTGCTGCAAAGGTGTCTCCTCCCGGAGAGTGTATCTTTACCACAATGTCCTCATTTTCAGGAGCACTGTAATAAAGCTCTGTCTTAAACTGTTTAGGGGTGATATCATCATCAAACCAAGAGGACTCTGCAATATATCCTTCAAGATGCAGGGTTCTAACAGGTGACTCTTCAGCTTCATTCACCACCCAGCGCCAAAATTTATCCATTAAACTACCTCCTTTTTTGGCATTAAAAAAGCACTTCTCTTTGAGAAATGCCATTGTCCGTACATATTTATTATTCAATTTTTATATATTATTTTATTCTTCAGGCCCTTTAACATTTTCATCCATAGCCTTTTTGGCGTAAGCCCCGGCCATTTTAAGGGGAAGCATGTTTCCGTTGATAAGATAAAGGTCTCCACCATCTTCTTTAGAGATGGGATCCATATTCTCCATTCTTCTTACGTCATTAACTGAAAAGAAACCGTTCTGAATACCTATGGAGTAACCGTCCATCCTTGATTTGTAGTCTCCCCGCATAAGGGCTGATGCATTAAAGGATACAAAGCACTGACCTTTTTCTTTTTCAAGAAAGAGCCTCTTGTTCATAGCCTGTTCTAATCTTACCAGCCATGGCCTTATGGTGTGAACTACAAAGCTTATGGACTGGTTTTCAATGTTACTGAATGAACTCTTGCTGAGATCCGCTACCATATGAGGAGGCACTTGAAAAATTCTACAGATCTCTTCAATCTGAAACTTTCTCGTTTCTAAAAACTGAGCATCAGAGTTAGGCATGCTTATAGGCTGATACTGAAGACCGTCTTCAAGAACTGCCACCCTGTTACTGTTACTACTTCCACCATAAGCCGTCTGCCACGCATCCCTAACCTTAGAAGGATCTTTAATTGTTCCAGCTGTTGATAAAATACCGCTTGGTGTGGCGTTGTTGGCAAAGAACCTGCCACCGTATTCTTCAGCTGCAATGTTTAATCCTATTGCATTTTTAGCAAGAGCCACCGGTGAGTATCCCATTACACCGTCAAATCCAAGACCAGAAATATGAAGAACATCTTCAGGACCTAGATAGTGAGTTTTTCCCTCCTTACTGTATGCATAGTACAGATTTCCACTCTTGTCTCTGTCCACAGTCATCCTATCCGGAAGCAGGGGATAAAGATGAATCACTTCTCCTTTACCATTTCTAATAATCTGGCAGTAGGAATTACCCCAAAGAAGTATGTGGGTCATCATAGTTTCCCTTAGGGTAAAGGAAGTCATCTCAGGATTAGGTTCATCATGGAGTAATTTATATAGAGGATGTGTGTACATCTTTTCCTTTCCAACTCCTTTGTACTGGTAGGTATGTAGAGGTAAAGATGCTACCGTCTCTGCTATGATTCTCACACAGGCAAATACTGCTGTAGTCTGCATGGAGCTTCTTTCGTTTACAATTTTCCCTGATATGCTTTGACCCATATAAAAGGCAGGTGCACTGCTGATACTGTCCCTTGGTTCTGCCCTTGCCTTGAAAAGCCATTTAAATAAATTTGCCATAAATCTTATTCACTCCCTTCTATCCCAGTATGATCATGTCTCTTTCATCATATATTGAGCCGTCATCTTCCGGTGGATTTACAGCTGCTCTGGCAAGACCCATAATCATAGCCACTATTCCATCTATTTTTTCGGAAGATTTTTCCTTGTCCACCTTTATGTTTCCTGCAGGGTCTCTTCTAACCACTATATTGTCTGCCATCCACCTAAGAACGGGATGACCTCCATGAGCAACCTGCTTGCTTAAAATTAATCTCATTAAATCTTTAGTAGGTGGAGACATATCCTTAAAACCCTGACCAAAGGGCACTACGGTAAATCCCATGCCTTCAAGATTCTGACTCATCTGTGTTGCTCCCCACCTGTCATAGACAATCTCTCTTATGTTGTACCTCTCTCCCAGGTTTTCGATAAACTTCTCGATAAATCCGTAGTGGACCACATTCCCTTCTGTAACATTTAAAAGTCCCTGTCTGTGCCAGATATCGTAAGGGACACCGTCTTTTTTTACTCTTTGATGTAGGGTCTCCTCCGGCAGCCAAAAGTATGGAAGGACCTGATACCTACCTCTCTCCTCTAAAGGCGGGAAAACCAAAACAAAAGCCGTAATATCGCTAGTTGACGATAGGTCCAGTCCTCCGTAGCATACTCGACCTTTAAGTTCTTCCGGGTCTAAGGGATAGTTGCACAGGTCCCATTTGTCCATAGGCATCCATTTGATTTCCTGCTTCAACCACATGTTCAGTCGTAGCTGTTTAAATAGAGCAAGGTCTGCCGGATCATCTTTCACCTGGTTGTAGTGTTCCCTTACTCTTTCTATGGTAATGGTATGACCTAAACTTGGGTTTGCTTTTTTCCAGTTCTTCTCATCTTCAATATCCGCATCGTCATCCAGCCCGTATATGATGGATAGGAATGTGGGATCTATTCTCTTTCCTTCTAAGATGTTTTTAGCCTTCTGATGCATCTCCCATCCATAACCTGAAAGCTGGTTTCCTGCGGTGGTGAGATATAAAAACAAGGGTTGGGTTCTGGCATCACCTGATCCTGTTGTCAACATCTTAGCAAGGTCCGGATTGGGATAGGTCCAAATTTCATCTAATATAACACAGGAAGCATTGATACCAGACTTTGATTTAACATCAGAACTTAGGACTTGATAGAAACTTCCTGTCTTTGGATAGACTATTCGTTTAGTAGACCTTACCAGATTGGTTACTTTTGTTAAGGTAGGATTTCCTTCTACAAAGTTAACGCTGGTATTAAAGATTATACTGGCCTGCTGTCTATCACAAGCCGCCACATAAACTTCTGCATTAGGCTCTCCATCAGCTAAAAGCATATATAGGGCAATGGCTGCTCCGAGTTCACTTTTTCCATTTTTCTTACCTATCTCTACATAAGCAGTTCTATATTGTCTTGTTCCATCTTCTCTTAATGTTCCAAAGAGTTTTCTTACCAGGTCTTTTTCCCAAGCAAGTAATTTAAAAGGCTGACCAGCCCATCTGCCTTTGGTCAGCTTCAATTGTTCTATGAAGTTTATAGCGTGGTTGGCATGAGCTTCACTAAAAGGCATAGTATAATCCTCCTTTTAACTATCTTTCTTATTTAAAATATCTTCTGCCTTTGGAACATTTAAAAGAAGACTTTCCATTGCATCCCCTTCAATGGTGTTGCCCGCATTGCTTATGTTCAGTCTGCTTCTTGCCGATGGACTGAGTCCCAGCTCCGAGCAGAAGTTTCTCATCTGCTTTAGGTTCTGCTGGGCAATAGAAACCTGGGGAATCTGCTGAATGTATCCTGAAGAAGTCTTTAATATGGAACCGTGTTTTGATATAAACTCTTCAGCCTCTTTCCATCTAGCATAAGCCTGACAGTATCCTGCAAAGGTAGCCATATCAACTCTGGTTAAAAGTCCCATAGCTTCCAGTTCTTTAGAAAGCCTTCTCCATTCCTTTTTGGCATCGGGCTCCAGCCATGACGGGCACTTGGGTGCTTTTTGTTTAGGCTTAGGTTCGTTCTTATTTAATGGTCTTTTTCCAGGATTCCCTTCAAGCTCTTTAACTGCTGTCGGTTTTGGTGGTCTTCCTCTGCCTGCCATAACTTTCACCTCCTTTTTTTGCAAAGAAAAAAGACCCGAAGGTCTTTAGGTATTTATATTAAACATATGATTTCTTAATTCCATGATTTTTCCTATTATTTCGTTCCCTTTCTTTATTTGCAAATGGAACAGCTACTTCATATATTCTTGGCTTATTAAGATTTCTTGTCATATTTCTTCCAAAAACCATCATAAGCATTTTTTCATACTTTTCGTTTTCATCAGTAGCTGCATAATAAATATATAAGTCATTTATATTTTCAAGGGTTTTTAACCAATCTCCACCTTTATGTGGACTTCCTTTTCCCAGTTTATGTCTGTAAAACTCTTTTATTCTTTTAGATAAGTCTCTTTTTGTCATACCAATATATAGAATAGTTTCATCTGGTATCCAATATTCCTTTATTCTTTCTATCAACATCTCAACTTCCGGTTTATTAAAATCCAAAGTCATTTCAGGTGTATTTTCAATCCATTTTTTAACAGCTTCTTTATTAATTAATGGATTTTCAATACAGTCATTTTTATTCTCCTTGCCTGATATGGCTACAATATAAATACCTGGTTCTTTAATCCTTATAGGTTCTCCCCATTTAACAACTCCATCAATTTTTAATCCAACTTCATCTATGATATTTTTAACTGTGCTTGGCATATATCTCTCTCCCTTACCCTTTTAATAAAATTATATCACTATATTTCATAATTATTAAGGGTATGCTATATATTTTACCTATATACCAAATTAAATATCTAAAGTTTTTCAAATATTATGAAGTTTGTTTACTTTTCTTTTTTACCTTCTTCTCTTCCAAGTTCAAAGGCAAGTTCCAAGGCTTTCTTTACTACCCATACAGAAACATCGTAAAAATCAAGGCCATCTGAATTTCTAGTATTAAGAGTTTCTATAAAGAGTTCTTCTTTCGCTATTTCTTCCAGTTTCTTTTCTATTTTTTTATCCATGTTTATTCTCCTCTTTTTTTGGTATGTACATATTAGCTCTAAAGAGAGAATATATCCAGTAATATTTTCTGCATACAAAGAATTTTATCTGCATAGTTTTATCGCTTTTTTATGCATATAACTTTTCAATCTCTAAACTATTTTCCGCGTATCCCTTTATAATTAAAATTCCCTTTTTTGATTTCTTCCTGATCTGCTTCAACAGCTTTTCTATATTCAGGATCCATAGTTTCTTTTTCTTTACAGCTCATGCAGATGCAATTTTCATTAAACATAGACATGGTCCGTCCGCCTTTTAAACTTTCACCACACCTATCGCAGTATTTCTTATTTAAAAATTTGTCCATTTCATCCTCCTAATCAACATCTACATATTCCATCAAGATTGCTAATGCCTCATCATAACTTTTAGCTTCTTTAGGAATTCGCTTTGTCATCTCATCTGCCTTTTCTGGTTGTCCTGCTTCTTTTAGTGTCCTTGATACTATTCCCATAAGATTAAAGATGTTACCGTCTTCTCCTATGAGTTTGCACTTAGGCTTCATCTTTATCACCGACCTTTCTAAAAGCACTGCTGCCTTCCAGGTGCTTAAGGAGTGTCTTTCTACTTTCCTTATACTCCGGACCCTTCATGCCTATTCTAATAAGCCAGGTTCTAAGAGCGTACTTTGGATTGTCATCTTGGGCCTGCTTAAAAGAAGCTCTGTTCAAGGTCTTGGAATATTCTGAAATAAGAAAACATAAGTCTTTAAAGGCTTTCGCTCTTTCAGAACTTAAGCTTGAGCCGTGAAGATAGAAAGTAAAGGACTCCTCTTCAAAGTCAATCGAAAATCCCGGAAATCTATCTCTTCCGAGTTTTTCAATGGATGCTTTTAATTCTTTCAAATCATTTATCTCTTCTTTGTTTAATTCTTGGATAAAATCATCATTCATGAAATGCTCTTCTGTTTGGAAGGACATCATGATTAAGTGCTGCTTGCTGTAAATCATATTGATGATATTCTTAAGACTTGTTGCTGTATGATCTTCAAATTCTATTTTCACTTGGATACTATCTGAATCTTGATATAGACTCTTTTCAATTTCTGACTGATGTAATATTTCATCTGCAGTTATAGTTTCACCATCGCTTTTAGTGATGATACCTCGCCTGTCAATGGTATACACTTCTTGATCTGTTTTAATTTCATAGTTAAAGGTAGGAACTCCTAAATATTTAGGTTCTAATCCTAAATGCTCTCCAAGTTTTTTAATCATTTCTTTTCTATCCATTTTATCCACCTCTACTTTATTTCTAATCCTGTGTACCGTGGATAATCGTAACCTTCTGTATTTACCAGAACCTTCTCATCAGTTTCTATGTTGGTTACTCGGATGCAGCGAACCTGGCCTTTATCGTTGATACCCCCATCGTCTTTGGATATCCAAAGTTGGTCTTTTAAAAAATCATTTGCAAACTCTTTAAAGTCCTTGTCCTTAAGGATTACTTCCCTGATGATGGTGTAGGATTGACCTTTTCTGCCTTCCTTTATTGCTTGATTGGTAAGTTGTTTTAGCTCTTTTAAGTTACATACTTTCCTTCCAAATAAAGCTCTCATTACTTTCTCCCTCCAAGTCTTTTGAAATCTCCTTCTTGGATAAACTCTTCCATCTCACTTTCAGTGTAGACTAGGCAGTTATCGTCATCTTTGTTAACCGGTGAAAGTACATAGTCTCTTCCCCATCTTCCTGATATCTCGTAAACCTTACCACTTTTGCTTTCGAATCTTTCTTTTTTCTTTATCATCATTTCCTTTTCCTACCTGTTTTTAAATTCTTTTGGTACTACTATATATCACTCTAAAAGCACATAATTGCAAGAGAAATTTAAAGAAATGATGTATATTTATTTCTGGTTATATATGCTTTGATGGATTTTTCCAAATAGCTTTATCGCTTATCTCAAGAGCCTCATCAATAAAGTTCAAATCAAATCCTGCTGATTCATATCCCTCTATAACAATGTCAAGATACCTTTTACTTGGCAGATTTAAATTGATCCTGTCAAGCACCTTGTCCGTCATTATATATATCATGGCTGTAACCGTCTTTCCATCTTCAAGAATTACCCTAACATCTTTCTTTTCATAAAATCTAGGGTATCCTTCGTAATAATCAAGGGCTTTTTCATCTTCCGGCTGAAGCTCCCAAACTATCACAGGAACTTTTCCACCTTTTTTCTTTTCTACTGTACAGTAGGCATTATCTTTCTGTCCTTTAAACAAAAGTCTGTATCCTTTTAAAGTTCCTTTACCGTACACCTTTGCAGTCGGACACCTCACAGCCATCTGACTTAAATTTAGATTTGATCCGTAAGCTATGTTTAATCTCTTTTCTTTTTCCATCTTTACTCTATCCTTTCTTAAAGGGCGGTTTTAAGCCTCTAGATTTCCCTGTGTGGCCTTATAACTTGATTGGCTAACCCTTCTACCAACTTAAGAGGGGTTTACCCCTCCTTGGCTTCAGGAGCCGCCTTTTTTCATCTATGCGGCCCTTCGAAATCTCCATGCTG